CAGATGACCGTCACGGCGTTCATGACGGCGGGCAGTGATTCCGCTGTCCCCGATGATACGTACTCACCCGCCCCCGTGTTCGATGTGCCAGCCAGCGCCATAAACTCATCAAGCGTCATGCTGCGCTGCTCTTTTTTTCTTCTGAAAGGCCACATATCACACCCCCGCTAAATCCGCCCACCAGCGGCGATTATCCGCACGCGGCATTTTTTCGGGGTGCTGCTCATACAGGGAACGGCGGGCCAGCTCCACGTCGGAATCAGGGTAAGCCGGTACGGATGTAACGGTAATTTCGTACAGTTCCGCCACCAGCACGGTGCGCACGCATGGATCTGTTGTGGTATCCCATACATCCTTACGGGAACGAAAGCCAAAGCTCATGCCGGATATATCACCTCGTTTAACCAGTTCGATAACGTCGCGCCCTGTACTGGTATCCGGTGGGGTCAGTTCAAAGCGTAACCCTGTTTCGTCCTCTTCCAGTTTCAGCGTGCCGGAACGGGTGCGCCCCAGTAACATGCTGTGGTCATGCTCATACAGGCCGCGAACGTCATTACCCGCCGCAAGCCATTCAGTAAACGCCCCCCGCTGGAATTTTTCGTAAAACTCCCCCCATAGCAGCTCTGAAAGGTTATCCCAGCGAACAACGTAGCCTGTAAGCGTGTTGCTGGCGCTGGTGGTGATTTCCGATGACCGGATTTCCATACTCTTCATAATTTTTTCACCCATAAAACACTAAAGGGGCTTTTAAGCCCCTTCTGTATGCTGTTAATCGTCGTCCTGTGGCAGTTCCAGAATCTTGATCGCGTTCGAATCCACCACGCCACCGCCTAAATATTTCTGCGTGAAAATTTTGATGAAGCCCGGCTCTGTGAGGTTGTCCGGTCTGGTGCGAACACCTGTTTCGTGATCAACAATGTAGTAACCGCGTTTGAAGTCACCCAGGGCAATAACGTTATCAGGCATAAACTCCAGATATTCGACCGGAAGGCCCAGCAACGTATCAGGATCACCCGCCTGTAAACGGTCGCGCCAGATGTAATCACCGTTCGCGTTCTTCACCTTCTGAAGTTTTGCGGCCGTCGTGGAGTTAACCACCCAGACCGCGTTTTTGCGGTATTTTTTATGTAATGCAAATTTCAGGTCGATCAGCGGGTCCGCAGATGTCCACGCCAGAGATTCGGAAGGTTTAATTACCTGTAACGTACCAAAATCACGCTCTTTGTCGTTCTTCTCTGCACGGGGTACGGATAAAAAGCCTTTTGCTTTTTTGTCACCGTCGCCCACAACCAGATCGCTTTCTTCGGTTTCCGTGAAGGTGTCGCCAATCTCACCCGTCAGCCATGAAAGGATGTCCACATCGGAAAAATCCACGATTTCCTGTGTGGTGCGCGGGTACGCATAGACCGGATACAGCTTAATGCTCACCTCGTTAATCTGCGGGGTGCTGGTCTGTTCGCGTGCCTTACCCTCTTCACCGTGGTTAACGGTCGCACCGCCAGCGGAAACAAGCTGCTTAAACTCGTTGCTGCTGATTTTCTTCACGGTACAGATGCGGCGCATGGTGGATTCATCCGCCAGCATTCGCATGATTTCGGTGTTCAGCTCGGGGATAACGGTATAACCACCATCAGCGGGAACGCCTGTACTTAATGCGCGGGTTTCACCTGTCAGGATGTAGTTTCGTAGTTCTGCGGGGTCAGTGGTCTGACTGCTTTTACCTGGCTTGCTGCGCTCTTCGTCTGCAATGGCTTCAAGGCGGGAAATGTCTTTATCGAGGGATTCAGCTTTAGCGCGTAATTCGTCAAATTTTGCGCCCTCAGCATCGTTAAGACTGCGGTTTTCTTTTTCCGCGTTCTCCAGCATGTCGCGCATCTGATTTTTAATGGCGGTTTTCTGCTGGCGTAATTCGATTATTCTCGGCATAAAAAAAGTCCTGGGGTTAAGTAAGGAACTCCAGGACGCGGCAAAAACTCAACCGTTTTTCATAAGGAAATCAGCAATCGCACCGATCGTTTTCCCGCCTGGTAATGAATATTGGCGAGAACATTAACAGGCGGAAAAGTGGCCCCAGCGTCCTGGCACCACGGGCGAGAATAATCATGATTCAGTTCGGGTAAAATATGCCGATCCGGTCAGCGAACAACGTGGAACAACCACGAACAAATAATTTACAAAACATGACAAAAAGCCGGATTGCTCCGGCTGTGTGATTATCTGTCCTGGTAATTTCGCCATATTTCATCACCAGCACCATCCATACCCATTTCGGCATAAGTGCGATCGACCGCCTTTTTCAGGTCTCCGTAATTATCCGGCGGCTCCGGTGGCCTCTGTGCCTTCCTGGAACATTCCAGCCGTCGCATCGTGATGTGATGCCGTTCCTTGTCTGTCTCCACCAGTTGCATGACTTCACCCCATCGCGCCGACGCTCTCCGGTAAAAGCCTTTCGCCTCCAGTTCTTCCGCTATGCGGTCATGTACCATCGCCCCCCCTCAGAACGGAATATCATCACCGTAAGGGTCATCGCCTCCCGCTGGTGGCTGATTACCCTGTGTGCCTGTGGTCTTGCGTCGGCTCCCACCAGGTCGCGCCGTTCTGGCACTGATTACGCTGTCTGCAATAACCTGCCAGCCCTGCCGCGTTTCGCCGTTCTGGCCTGTCCACTGGCTTACCTGCATGTTACCCGCCACGCTCACCAGCTCGCCTTTGTGGTGTTTTGCCAGTGCGTCGGCCTGTCTGCCAAACGCCAGGACGGATAACCACATCGTCGCCTGTCCGTCATCTGCCTGATTGCACGGCAGGGGGACCGCCATGCTTGCCATAGCCATTTGTGTGCCCTTGCTGGTGGTCTTTAACTGCGGGTCAGCCACCAGCCGCCCGTAAGCGGCTATCTGTGCTGTCATGATTCCACCTCTCCGGTTTTAACGTTGATGGTTGTTACCTGTTCCGCTTCGGCAATCTCCCGTTCCGTCAGCGTGGCAAAGTTTGCCGCCGCCGTGGTCATGAATGCGCTTATCAGGTCGGGATGTGCTTTCGCGTATCCTTCCCCCGTGTTGCGGTCGATGATTTTTATCGCCACTCTCAGCCAGTGCTCTGTAAGGTCAATGGCGCGGTTATGCTGCTTCTTCTGATTATTAAGTTTTCCTGATGTGCGCATTTTTATTTTTACCCCCTCGTTTAAAAAGTTTTGAGTTGTGCCTCCCCTTGTCTACCTTATCTACCTTACTGGCTCTCATGCCAGTAATGGCGCGGCTTTCAGCGGGGTAGAGTGCTTTTATCCACTATCTACCCCGTATCTACCTCCCTGTCTGATTCAGGTAAAATCAGGTAGAGAGGGTAGATAGTAGGTAGACAGTGAAAAAAGGCTGTCTACCTAAGTTAATATACTGAATTAAATGTATTTTTCTTTACTCAGGTAGACAGGGTAGACAGCCATTGCAAAAAATTATAAAAACGCGTCGCAATCGTCTGTTGTTATTGCGTTAGTCTGCGTTACTCCCTTAACTTTCCGCGTAATATATTCATGTCCGTAAACTTTCGCGGCTGGCTTCATAGCCTTGCCAAAGTCATTTACGTTTAGCGGTTTGCTCCTGCCTGCGTATGCCATAAACGCCAGATAGACGCGGTAAAGGCTGTTTCTGGTCGTGTACTTCACTGAATCGCCACCGCCACCCATCATCAGGCCGCGCGCTTCCTCCAGAAAATTCAGGAACTGGCAAAACTCAATAACCGGATCCGTCTGTTGCTTTATTGCCAGTGCTTCATCACCGTCACGCTGTTCCAGTAGTAAAGCCCGTGCCTTCTCAGGGTCGGTAAAGTTCGCCAGCAAGCGGCGGATAATGACAGGGATTTCAGCCGCGATCTTTTCCGGTAGCTCCCTGTCTTTTTCTGCCTCGCTTACGATATTGTCGAAGCGGAAAATAACCCGACGACGTGACACGCCTCCGGCCCGTTCGGTGAATATCATCGGGTTGTTATTGGTCGCCAGCACCACCGCCCTGATTACCGTAGTGAAACGCTTTTCATATTTCGGGTTGATTTCCACGGGGTCGCCGCCCGTGATTTTCTTGATGCCCGTGCCTTCGCCTGTATATTTCGGCTGGTCTGCCAGGACGATAAGACGACTCCCGACAACCTGCGCACGCCCACCAGCATCATCAAGCGATGTCATTTCCGCGCTTACCGTGTTTTGTTTCCCCGCTAAAAGGCTGGCGATGTGGGTGAATGTACTTTTGCCGCTCCCGCCGTCTCCGGTGGCCTCAATAAACATCTGCCAGTCGTACCGGTTCGCCATAATCATGTACAGCGCGGCACATATACGCATCATCTTGCGCTGGTCTTTTCCGGCTGCGTGATCAAGCCATTTATGAAAGTTTGGCGCGTTATCGCGGATGTTCTCCCCAGGTGCTGGTGGCGTGTACTCAATGCCGTTGTGCGTGGTGATCCAGTTCTCCGGCGTGTGCGGGGAAAATTCCCCCGTTTTCAGGTCAAGCGCACCATTGGCGAACGGCAACAAATCGCCGGACGGCTCGCCCATTGGTTCGGCAATAACTTTTAACGCTTCCACGGCGTTATTGATTACGCGCTTGCTGAAAGTGGCCCTGTGCTCTGAATAGATCGCCACCATTTCGCGGCTAAGTTCCATTGTGCTGACCGGACACCATACCCCGCCGCGCCATACGTGAACGATTTCACTTTCCGGATGCACACAAACGCCATCAAAGCGCTCGGCAAGCAGCTGCGCGCGCTCACTGTCTGCCATTTGTGCCAGTTGCGTATTTTTCTGCTCCGGCATGGTAAGCCCTGCGGCAATATTTTCACGCTCAGCATTCAGATAGCGCCGCCAGTTTTCACACTTCTGGACGTGCATTCCTTCGGGGTAAAAATTTGCGTCCTGAATATCTGCCGCCGCCAGCTTCTGACCAATCTTTTTGGTCTCCACTAAATCCAGTTCTCCGGCCTGGTACAGCCTTACGCGCTTTTTCCCATCCGGAACAATTTTCAGCGCATCAAGTTCGGCAAGCTGATTTGGCCCAAGCCACACAGGCGGCACATTATCGCCGGATGCGGGGCCGTCCTGCTCCTGCCACTGTTTTGCATGTGACCACGCATCACTACCCGCGAAAATAATTACCTCTGTGTCTTTGTGTTTTATTCCGCGTGGCTGTTTTTTTACGTTCGGTGCCAGTTTCATTTTTTACCCCTGAATACGTTAAGCATCTTTTTTATTTCCTGAATATTGGCGCGTGCTTTCTCCCTGCTGGTTGGTTTACTGCGGGGCGCTGCCTGTACCAGAGAAAAATCACGCCGAAACTGATAAACAGGCATCACGCAATCATATTCGTAGCCTTCACGACGGTAGGTTACGCGCCGTTCCTCCACGCCCTTAATCATTACCGTGCCGCCGTACTGGTCGCGGTAAATATCACCGCGCATGAATTTAGTGCGAGTTTTGCCACTGGCAGTTAAGCCAGAATATTTAAGTTTCATTATTTTTATTCTCCGGTGTGGGGCGCTTTATTATTCTCGTGAATTGCCATAGCCTTATTGAGTTCATCAATAACAGGTGTCAATAATGTCTGAACAGCGGCAAAAATTAATGATGAATGATCTTCGTCACCTTCCGGCACTTCAATTAATTTAATTAACAACGCATTCATTTCGCGTGCTTTAATTAATGCGTTTTCAGAGTGGATTAATACTTCAAAAGGGATTTTATGCATCACAAATTTTCTCCCTTATTCTTTTAATGTCCTCATTAAGGATGTCTGTAACTTTTATCAGCGAGTTTTTGGCAATTATTTTTATTGTTTTAAGTTTTCTTTTGTCGTGCTCCGACTGTGATTTTCTCTCCATAATCTCCACCATGTGGGTAACATCAACGAGCGCACGTATCAGTATTTGCATTGCTTCTTCTGCTGCGTCCGGTGTGGTTTTATTGCACATGTACCCCTCCGCATTTTTTTTCGTTAGAAATAAGCGTTCTTCTTTCCTGTTCATCGCTCAGGAATACGCAGACCTCACCGCTAAGGCGTTTAAGTAAGCCGATGATTGCCCCTGATTCGCTGTCGGTCATCATGCTAGGGTAATCCTCTGCCAGTGCGCAAATAACTTCGATTTGGTGGGCGCGTTCTGCTGCCTGTTGTAGTGTGATTTCCTGGCTCATAAGCCTACCCCCTGACGAATACGGGCAGCAAATACCATCACGCAGCCAGCCGGAGATTGCTGGCGTGCTTCCTGTTCGCTGGTGGCCTCAATGGTAATCACGCGCGGTTGTGCAGTGCTCAGGGCGATAAAACGCCAGATGTATTTATTCAGGTTGTGCGAGTCCCGCCCTTGCGGGTGTGTGGTATGATTTCTCATAGCTACCTCGATACTCTCGTTATCGTTGGTGGTTAGAAGCCCCGTTACTGCTCCAACAGTGCGGGGCTTCGTCGTTTCAATTGCTGAATTGCATGTATCAGCACTTGTGGTATTCACATTACATTTAGGTGAATACCATTTCAAGTCTTTTTTGGTATTCACTTTTGTATTACACTGCATCCCGTTATTAATGGGAGGTGCAAACATGTCCAGGAGTTCTGTTAACAATAAGTCACAGCAACTGAATGCCAGATTTCCACATGAAGTAGTGAGTGGCATTGAGGCATCCCTACAGCCAGGGGAAACTAAAGCGAATTTTATAGTTACGGCTGTACGCGGTGAGATCGCCCGGCGCCAGGCAGAAGGAAGTGGAGAAAATCCCCTGGTTTCTTCGCTCGATGCACTGGCGCAGGTGGAAAAACTCGGAATCAAAGCCGCCGAGGAGATCGGGCAGCTCGTCACTGTCGCACGTGAAGAACTCCAGCGCCGCAAGACCAAAGAACCAGAGTAATCACCATCAGCGCCGTGGTGTAAGGTATTACGGCGCATTGCTATGCAGGACAACACAATGACCGATAAAGAATTGACCAAAACATTATCACCGGCACGGAAAAGACGGCGCAGAAAGATAGAGCATGAATCAGAAAGATTCGCGCCATGTGCTTTTGCCCTTGAGCAATTCCTTAAAGAGTACAGGGAAAAGCGCTCATTGCAGGTATGGCAACGAACTGAACCAGACTGATTGCATTGCCCACCAGCCGCAAATGTGGCATTGTTGGCAATGCTCATGCGTTGGGGATAACGTGTAGCTTGTGTCGAGGGGCCACCGTAGCGGGTGGCCTTTGTTTTGCCCGTTATTCGGCAATTGTGGCGCTTCTCCACATGGTTGATATAATCCCACTGCTCAGATTCATTTTTTGCGCAGTAGGTTAATTGTTCACAAAGGCGCTCCGGCAACGGGGCGCTT